GCTGAAACACTAGCTTCGCCTGCTTTAGTTACTGCAATTACTTTAGAGGCTTCACTTGCTGTAGCTTGTTCACCTGCTGTAGTAGCTGAAGCAGCTGCAGCAATTTTTGCAGCTTCGGCTAATATTCTATCAGCGTCGGCGGCAGCGGCATCAGCTAATGCATTTCCTGCTGACACTGCAGCAGCTGCGGCACTAATTGCCGCAGATTGAGTAGTACCATAAGTAGTTTCTAATCCTGATACTTTAGTAATTAAACCAGTTGTAGGAGCATCAATTAAATCTATTCTACTAGTTAATGATTGATTTAATTGACTACTTGTAACTTCTCCTGCTAATGCTTCTAATAGTCTTCCAACATTTTGTGCAGTAGTTACTACTACACCATTTGTTCCACCAAAAGGTGTAGTACTTAGTATTTTATCATTAGTTTCCCATTTAAACCATAAATGCCAAGTTAAAGCAGGATCGCTAGGAAAACTCCAAGTATTACCTGTAAACTCTCCAATTTTTATAGAAGTATTAAATTCTGGTAAAGTATAAGAATTCTCTGATGCAAATGATTTACCATATACATGAGTTCGTAAATGTCCACGTCCTTGTGTATAGTTAGGTTGCGTTTGTTCTATATAAACAGCCCCTATTGCCGCGGTAGCAGTTATACCACTAGGTACGGGCGGTGGAGTAGTATCTATAGTTTGAGTTTGATACGCAGGTATGCCACTTAATTGCTCGGAAATAGTATATATATTTGAGTCAATTTCACTTATTAAAGCATATTTAATATAATAAGTAATTCCAGCTTGTAATCCTGTAATAGTAATTTCAAGCCCTTGACCATCATATGCTAAAGTACCTTGTTCGGGAGGGGTAAATCCACTTGTTGTAGAGTACCATACTTTAGTACCACTTAAATCATCTCGACGTACTGTATTACCAGATTCTAGTGGATAAGCAATTTTTAATATTAAACTATCAATTCCTGCTGTTAATTGTGCTGCCATATTATAATACCTAGGGTGATATTGTTGTTAATGTAATATCAGTTAATGCGCTTACCAAACTTTCATTTCCTGCGGCATCGACCATTCTGCATGCAATTCTATATTTAATTCCTGAAGCACTAATTCTTGGACTTGCAAAATCCAATAGATTTATATCTGCATAAGTTGCTGAAGTATTTATGGTTATTATACTAGAATCAGTAGTAGACCAAAAGTCTCCAGTTCCATTATTTTTAAATATTTTAATTTTAAAGTATTTAAAATCATTTGGTAAAACTCCTACTACAGTAGTTACTCTAAGGACTTTACCCAAGCGTTTTACTGATATACTAGAAACTAGAGCACGGTTTATTGTTAAACCAGCTACTTGATGAGTAGCCCAAGCGGTCCAAGGCCCTACTATAGTATCACTAGTTAAATATCTTAATCTATATTTATAACTTTCTCCAGCTATTACATCGCTTATAGTAATAGTTCCAGAAGTAAATTCAGAATTAATTACTTTAGTATTACTATTATCTATATCTGCAACTGTTGCGTATTTATATTCACACTGAACAAATTTTGTAGTTACCGGAATATCATCAACTGTTGCATAAGATATTTTTATATTATACTTATTAACTCCAGGAGATATTATATCTACTGCTCGTTCATCGCTATAAATTTGAGTTACTATAGGAGTTTGATTATTGGTAAAACTATTTATTAATCTTGCTGGAGGTAAGGTTATTTGAGTTTCAAATATAATACTAGAGCTTAAATTTTTATAGTCTGTAAAAATATTATAAGAATCTGTAACTCCGTAGTCCATTAGGGTAAGTTTAGCAGTTTTATTTGTGCTAGGCTCTATACTAATTACAAGTAAATCTTGACTTTCTTTATTTAGTTCACCAAACATAAATAAATTATCGTAGTCTAGCAATGTTGAATTTCTTATGCCAGGCATTCCTGGGGTCTCAGCACTTATAGGATTTAACAAATGTACAAATCTATACATTCCGGATTGTAGAGTTATGATTCCTATAGCATTAGTAACTGTTTCATTAATTCCTACATTTGGATAACTAATAGTATTATTTGTTCTATTAATGGTTACAGGTATATTAGTAGCTGCAATGGCTGGATAGTTTTGAGAACTAATACTAATAATATTTGTTTCATCAAAAGGTATTGTTCCACCAGTTATAGTAGGGCTTAAGTTTATAGTTAATACATTATTTTGTCTGGTAAAACCTGTAAATACAAAAGTAGTTTTTACTTGAGATGTTGTACTTTGTCCTGTTTTTCCTCTAAATCTAATTGTATATATTTTGCCATTACTTATGGGTACGTTTTCTGTTAATTCTACAAGAGTATAACTAGTATTTGTAATATAAAAGTTTTTTACTCTGCCTGAAGCTAAGCCCCAAGCAGGCACATCATGAGTAACTTTTACTCTATCCCCTCTGTTACATACTAAGTATTCTAAATCTGCATTTAAACTATAAACTTCTCTGCGTAGTTTAGCTTGTGCAAAGTGCCATTTAGCATGATCTACTACTATACCTTCATTAGTTATGCCTGGTAGTGTAATACTTTCAAAAAGTTCTGCATTTTGTTCGGTTTTGTCGCTATTATAAACAATTGTTTCTACTTGTTGATAATTTTGTTCTTCATCATAAAAACTTACTTTTAATCCATCTGGTTCTTTTGCCAGCCCACGTACACCTTCGAATCCCCAACTATTATGTGTAGTAAAATGTTGAACAATAGTAGTTTTAGGTTCATCTATTACAACTGTCCACTTACCGTCAATTAGTGCCGGACTAGCTCTACCTGCTGCACAAATATCGCGTAAAACGTCTAGTATACTTCGCTGGTTACCTACTACAGCATTATATGTATACTTATAAGTTTTAGTTACTTGTGTTGAATTTGGTCTAGTATAAGTTATTGTTCGCGAAGTATTACAATAATTATACCAATATTGTAATTGTGGTATATTTATTTTTTCAGCAATTTCGGTATCTAGTATTCTTTGAGGATTTGCAGGGTGAGTTAATACATGAAAAAATAAACTAGCAGGATTATTAGTTATTTGAGTAAAGGTTGTACCTGGAGTTGAATTAATTGTTATATTGCCATTACCATCTAATGTACCAAGAGGTTTGCATCTACTAGATACTAGTGCATTTATACCTTCTAATTGATTGCTTAGCTGTCCTTCCGCTTTTATACTGTATGCACTTCTGGCTAAAGTACAATTATTAGGAATTTTTATTGGATTTCTATTGCTAGTATAAGTAGCACTTAAAAATACTACATCATGCATGTAACGATAATTTGGATCGTCATCAACATTATCTCCACTTATTCTACGTACTTGTACTTGAATTAATTGCGATGTAGAAAAAGTTTTGGTTCTAGTAATTGTATAAGCATCTTTTTTATCACCTGATATTGTAAATTTTTCCCAAGGAATCCATACATTACTGTTTGGATCGTGCTTATACTGTGTTTCTATATACACTGAATGGCTAGATGTAGTTCCATTAGTGGTTAAAATCTTTCTCATACCTTGTGGCATATGAAAAGCAAGGGTAAGTTCTGTAGCAGTTTGAGTAGAACTTGCAGAAACCCAAGGACCAGGTGTTCCAAATACTGTAGTAGTTGGGCTTAGTATAGGACGTTCATAGTCATTAGAAGTCCAAAGATTTCCAGTTTCTGAGTCATAGTTTTCAATTTGATGATACCCTATAATTTCACCGCCAGTTACTGTAGGCTCTGCGGCACCGTCACATACTAATAAAACATTTACTGCGTCTTGTTCAACATCTCTTGCATAAATACTATTAAATAAAGCTATTCCTGCAAAAGTATCATCATAACCATTTAAAGTAGCTTGGTTTTGTATAGTGTAATTATTAGTACTAACATCGCCAATTTTTTGATTAGTAATTTGAAGTGGGCCAAATCCCCATACTACTGCGGTGGTTAAATAAGAATTACGCTCTTCAGGATAAGTAATATAATTCTCAGCAGCTAATGGAGGAGTAATTCTTACAGTGCCTAAAATAACTGGTATAGCTTGATAAGGGGTAGCTCTATTTGCTACTCCATTTATCATTAGTTGAGCTTCTGTAGATCCTGGGTCCTGTGGACCAGCGGGTGGTCTTACAGGAAATATAGCATTTACTAATAACATACCTACAGTACTTACTGCAGCTGTAGCTAAAGCTGCAGTTGCGCCAGTAATTGCTGCACCTGAAGCACCTGCAGCAATACCAATACTACCACCTGCAGCAAAATTTGCTAGGTATGGTGCTGCTATAACTACGGCAAAAATCAATGCCATACGAACCATACCGTCATCCCCGGCAACTTGTCTATAACTAACTATATCGTTGGGCTGTAATTTTGTAATTGGCCAATATTCTTTTGGTATTATATGATTATTTAATAATAAAACAACAGAATTGGTATTGGCAATATCAAACTGTTTAGATAAATCGGCATATGCTTCATCTAGTGTATTAACACTAACGGTTAATACTTTAGTTTCTAGTACAGGGGGTAGTTCATTTAATTTTTCTGCAATATTTGAATCATATCTAAAGTACCCTAATACTCTGTGTTGCCAGCGAGTACTATTTAACTCAGCAATAGCTACATCATAGCCATGTCGGCTATGTATAAATCTGCCTTCGTCTACTAGTATACCTACATGACTAGCACTACCAAAAATTCTAAATAAAATTAAGTCGCCGCATTTTGGTTCCTGTACAGGTACCCAACCTTCTTTGTATTGATTTATTAGCTCTTCAATTCTGGGTGTATCACTTATATAATACTGTTCAGTAAAACTAGGTAATTCAATACCAAATTCTTCCTTATACACTAGGCGTGCCAGTCCCCAGCAATCTACACCGTGCCAGTCTCGCCCATTGCTTTTGAAAGGTATGCCTATGTATTTATTTGCCCACATTAGAATAATCCTGGAAAATATACTGGTGTAAATGAGTATTGTGGAAAAGGTTCTAGTTCATAGTTTACCATAGATAAAGTTGCAGTAACTCTATCTGCATTATAAGTAAAATTAGTAATATAAAATCCGGTAAAACTAGCCTCTACTACGTCAGGGGTAGAAGTTAATACTAGTTCTAATTTAACCTTTGGTCTGCCACTAATACTACGAGCAATTGGCATTACATACTGTGTTACATCATAAAATGTAATAGAACATTGTGGTGCTGAATTTTCGGCTTCGTCTGGTAGGGTAATATCCACGGGTAAGAACGTATAATTAAACCCCCTACTAGGAACACCGTAAGTTACTTCATCTGCAGTTTCTGATATGCGTCCTGTAAATCCATCACAAATTCGCAAAACTACTTGTGTTGGATTTAGTGGATCGTATATAGTAACTAACAATATTAAATCATTTTCTGTTTCTTGTGCAAATACTGCTTGTAAAGCACCTGCACTCATTGTTGTTAATCTACTCATGGCAATACTTCAAAAGTTAATTGAACTGTCCAGTACCCTGGAGCAAGATAGGTATAAGTGTATAACTGACCATCTTGAGTAGGTACTATTCGGGCTTCTATAATTTGATTAGTTCTAGGGTGTAGATATCCAAAACGAGCTGTACCGTTAATAGTATAATCTACAAAACTTTCAAGTTGAGTAGTTTGAGCAGTAGTCATTATAAAAGTAAGATTTAGTGTACTAGGCCTTTTACCCCTGCGACGCTGTTTAGCAGGACCAGCGTCGGTCGGAGTTCTAATAATATTTACGCCACCAGTTTCTGTAAAGCCTTTTTGTGGAACTTGCGGTAACCAAGCCGGCCAAGTATAGGTATATGCCATTGTTATCTCCTAATTAGCTGAGGCGCAAGCCCAAAAGTACTTCTCATAGCTCGTTGTGAAGTGCTGCCGCTTCTTTGAAACTCACCAGCAGTCATCTCACCAATTACTACTTCTATTTTTCTATTACCACGACTATCTGTGGTTTCTTGTGTGGTTGCTGGTTGATTGCTATAATTATTGATAACTACTTCAGTTTTTTGACCACCACCACTAACTCCTAGATTACCTTGACTATCGCGCTTTAGGGGCATAATGGCCTCAGGCCCTGCTTCCCCCATTAGGCCTGTTCCACGTGCAAATTTAAATAGTGTAGGTTGATTTACTACTGAATTAGTAAACATACCGCCTTTGGCAAATTTAGCCACATTTCCATCAAAATAGGCACCTTTAGCAGCCCCACCAAACTCACCACCAAGTACACTACCGCCAAATGGTGTACTTCCACCTCCGCCTGTAAGTGATGCGGCAAAACTAAGAATACCGGGTCTTGCTGCTTTATACACTTCCATCATTTGTAGTTTAAGTTCATAACGAGTTAGGTCAGCAATCAAACTATTAAATAGCTCTTTACCTGCCAATTTACCGGTTTGCATCCAATTTACCATTGCATCTGCTAAACTATTAAAACTATTTTTAAATATATCAGTATAGGCTTTTTGTCGATCAGTTAAATCATATTGTAGAGTTATAAGAAGTCTTTTTGATTCTGCAATTTTTTTATCTGCTAATAGTTCATCATTAGCTGTTTGTTCAATTACTGATCTTCTTTCTGCCCATAGCGCTAATTGTTCAGGAGTAATTGGGTTTTGTTCCGTGGCCGCTAGTACAGCTTTACTAATTTCATCATTTAATTTTGTTTCGGCGTCTACTAATTTATTTTGAACTTGCTCTTGTTGTCGCGTGGTATTTAAATCTAATATTTTTAAGTCAAGTGACTTTTTAGATTGTGCATATTGATCTGGAGTTAATCTTCCGCGTTCATTAGCTATATCTAATAATTGTTGTTCTGTTTGTAGTTCATTTTCTACACTTGATAAAACTCTAGACCTGCTTTCGGCTGCACTTGTTCTACGAAACGTTTCTAAAGCACTTTTTGCGGCAATTTGTTGTTGAGCATCTTGAATAAATAATATATTACGTTCTATACCTTGTTGTCTTCCTAATTCTTTTAGCTGTTCTTTTTTATATTGTATTATTGCTTTAACAATATTTGCTTCTTCTATTAAATTTTTACCTCTTAAATTTTCTTCTCTTTTTATATCTTTAGTTATTTCAAAATTTACATCATTAAAAGCTTGTTTTTGAGTTTCAAATTGACGTTGACGTTCAATTTGTTGTTGGGCTTTAAGCTGCTCTTCTGCAAGTAGGGTAATACTATAATTTTGTAGTCCTATAATTTTTTGAGTATTATCAACTCTTTGTGCTGTTAATCTTTCTGTATCTTTTTGGACAGCTCTACGTTCATTTTCTAAGGCAACTATTAAATTAAGTCTATCAATTTCTTTTTGTGTTAGTATAGCTTGTCTGGCAATATCTTCTCCAGACTGTCTAGTAGCTCGTTGTAAAGCAAACTTTGCAGCACCAGGCTCCATAGTTGTCGCTTGTTCGCCAGTGATTCTTCCACCACCAGCAACTATTTGACTAACTCTGCCCAAATCACTAGCTAATCTTTTAGCTGCTAAATATTCTGAAGCATTTTGACCAGTTACTTCAAAACCAAAATTATTTGCTGTTCTTCCTAATTCTTCTGCTTGTCTGGCTGCAGTAGCACGCTCAACTGCTAAGGTATTTAGCAATAGTTGATCTGCTAAATTGCTCATAGTATTAATTTGTTGAAGCTGTAAGTCAAGTTCTTTTTGTTTTAAACTAGAAGCTACTGCTGCTGAACCTGGTCCGCTAATACCCGAAATAATTGCTTGACCTACTTGGATAACTCCTTGTCGTTTTGCTATTTCCGTGGCTTTATTTAGTAGATCAAAACCTTTTATTATATTATCAACAAATACTTTTCTAATTGCTTCAAATGCGGTAGCTGTACCCTTATCAGCAGCTTCAGAAATTTTAGTATCTAGTTCACGTATACGTTCTTCAATATCTTCACGTTTAAGTATAAGCTTACTTACAGCTTTTATGTTTCTTTGACCCGGCAGTAGTTCTGCTTGCTGTAATTGTTGTCTTCCAAAAAATGTTCCGCGAGTAGCCGCTAATCCAGTTGTAATTTGGGGCTGCAATACTGATAAGTCATTTTGAAGAGTAGCTCTTTCTCTTTCTGCTTTTAGTAAATTTTCTTGTGCTTTTACAATATCTTGGAACTGTTTTACATCGCCCATTTCAAGCATAGCAAAAGCTGCAGGTTTAGCTAAAATTTCTTTAAACGCAGCTATGCCACTACGCATATCTTTTAAACTTTCTAGTATATCAAAAGAAGATTTTATTAAAGCATCTGCAAATTTGGTTAGGGGACTAGTATCTGCAAAAGTATTTTGTAGTTCTTGACTGGCTTTTGTTAAGTTATTTATAGATTCACGAGTTGCATTTGCTGCACCACCTGCACGACGTACTTCAGCGGCTGCAGAGCCTATTTCTCCTTGCCCACTAGTAACTATTTGTGTAGGACTTTTTGAGCCTGCAACTGCTCGTCGAATATTTTCACTAGTTAAATCAGTTATATTTAAAATACTTCGTAATTTTTCTTTAACCGCTTCTTTAGCTTCACTTTCTGGAATACTTGCAATTTGTTGAGTCCAGTTGTTAGCAATCTGCGTAGCAAAATCAGCTTGTACTCCTTCTCCAAAAAACCCTAGAACGCTTTGTTTTAAACTATCCCACCAACCTTGGTTAGTTAGAGTATCTTGTAATTTTTTAGTTAGTGCATCTACCCCGTCTATTAGTTCTCCTAGAGAAGTACTTACTGCTGATAAACTATCTGTAGTAATACTACCAACATATAGCTTTAGCATTCGTTGAGAATTTTCTACAACTTTAGTATTCTTCTCAATTTCTTCATTGAAAAGTTGAACTTGCTTTGTATTTCTACTCATATAGCTGTCAAAAGCTGCAAAAGCTGCTGCTGCTGCTGCTATTACTTGACCAATTGTACCAATTGATCTTAAAAATATGCTAACAGCAGTTATTCCGGCTGTAAATGTGCCTTGTATACGAGTTCTTAATTTATCCAAACCATTCATGTCTCTGGATTTTTTAATTTCTTCGTTCATTTTTTTAAGCGCTTCGGTAAACCCTAGCACTTCTACATTTTCACCGATTGCAGCAAGTATACCCAAGCGTTCTGCACGAGCACCTGCCTTTCTAGAAATTTGCTCACGCTGCCATTCTGCAAAAGTTTTTGGGCCGGCTTCAGCTTGTTTTAGTGCACCTGCTTCTGCTATAGTAAGAGATTTTCTTGCTTGTAATACCTGTAAGATTGCTTGTTTGTATTCTTGTAAGGCTATTACTTGTAGTTTTGCAGCATCAGTACCTAATTTATTTTGTGCAGTAATTTCTTTTTGTACTTGGCCAGACAATTTGCTTAGGGCAGCATCATTCATGGAGCCTAAAGCACCAGGATCACGAGCAGCTTTATATACTGCAGATCTGCGTTTTTCAGCGTAGTCTTTATCTATATTTAATAGCTGTTCGCGGCTTTTTTGATATTGCTGTTCTACATTAGTTAAATTTTGTTTTAGTTCTGGTACTTTAAAACTAGCATTAATACGATCAACAAATCGTTCTCCAAATGCTTCATTAATTTGTTGAGACTTGTCTTTTGCTACCTTTGCACTTTCTAATAATTCACTTCTCCAGCTAGTAAGTGCTGGTATTGCCATTTGCGTAAGTTTTATAGCAATAGCCCCCAGCGCAACTGTAAGTAGTGTAGAGCTTTTTGCAAATACATCTGCAATAGGTAATAAGAATTTATTTACTAGTTCAAGCCCAGCTTGTGTTAGATTTCGTATACTAGCTTCTAGTTGTTGATAAGGATTAGCTGGTATATCAATTTCTCCAAACTTTTTATTTCCTTCATCTAGGACTGCAATTGCAAAGGCTTGGCGACGTTCAAAATCTGTTAAACTAACTTCTGCTTTACCTATTTTACGAGCATATTCTTCTACAGCAGGACCAATTTTAGTATAAATACCTAATTCATCTAGTAATTCAGGCTCTAATTTTGTAATACCACGAGTTAGTCTATTTACCGCATCATTTAAGTCAATACCTAGTGCTTGTGAGGCTTTTTTAGCTACATCACCAATTTGTAAAAATTGCCGCGAACTTAGTCCCGCACTAGTAGCTTTTGCTGCAGCTTGTGCAGCTTCACGAAAACTAATAGCTCCATCTGTGGCTTTAACAAATCCATCTGCTAGTGCTCCTAGAGCAATACCACTAGCTGCTCCTAGTTGATCTAAACCTTGTTTAAGTGTAGTAGTATCAGCAGCTTGTTTTAGTGCATTAAAAGCACTTATTGCTGCAAAACTATTAGCAGCTACAGTTGCATATATACGAACTAGTCCGCCTAAGCCTTGAGCTTGATTAGCAAAATCACGAGCACTAGCTCCAGTGCTTCCCATAGCACCACGAGCACGGCCATACTCAATATTTTGAGATGCCGCTGCAGCTGCCTTTATCTCGTTATGAAACGCTCTGGCATCCCTAGTTTCATCTTTTATATTAGAGTTTAATTTTAATTCTAAATTAATTGTATTACCAGCCATGGTAGCTCCAAGCCTTTAATATTTAGTATACCCATTTTAACACAAAACCATTGTGGTGTCAACCCAAAAATTTTAGGATGTAAAAAAACCCGCAAAAGTTTTTACTTAGCGGGTTTTTCTTTTTTTGCGTTTGTTTCTTGTATGCGGATTCTATCAATCATTTTGATTAATAGCACCATAATATATCTATATTCAGATTCTGTGCCAGAAATATTAAATATTTCTGTGATGCCAACTAAATTTTTTCCTAAATATAAACCATTAAAACCATCCCATTCATCTTTTAATAGATTGTATATTTCAAAAGCTTCTTGAACTTCTAAAGAAAAATCATCAAAAACTACTGGAATTTCATCAGGATTAGGTTCTGTGCCTAATTGTTCGCACATTTCAAAATACTGATCTTGAGTCATACCTACACTAGTATTTTGAATATAATTTTTTATATCACGTTCAGTTTGAGCTAATTGCTCTTGGAAAAGTTTCCCAGGTCGCTTACCTGTTCACTAATAAAGGCATCAAAATTGCTAGAATTTTTCATTAGGAATAGTGCGTTTTCTTGAGTATACTCCAGCTCGTGTTCTAAATCTTGGCCTGTTAAATCAACAGGAGCAAGTTGTTCTAAGTATTGTAGCTTGAATCCAGTCCAGCCTTTGATAGCATTTTCTACGTATAGTTGTAGGAAAATATCTTCATTAAATTCTTCGTTGGGCTGACGATTCTTGAATGTAGTCTTAGTAGACTTTTTACGAATGTTGAGCAGTGTTTCGCGGGATAAGAATGCAATCTGAATTAAGAACCCAGGCATTCCGGGATATTCTACTTCAACTTGTTTTGAGGGTACTAGTAGGGATTTAAGGGAAAGAGTCATTTATTACCTTTGGTTTATAAAATACAGGGAGTATGTACTCCCTGTACGTGGACTACTATTTAAGCATTAGTTGTATAATATCTTACAGTTAATTCGTTTGCGCTAGCAATATCAAAGGCACTATTTGCACTGCCTTGAGCTGTAAATGTAATGGCTGTACTAACAACCTGTTCCGTATTTACGCTAGGAATACTTAGCACAATAGCTGGCATGTCAAACTCTACACGATCTGCTCCTGTACCGCCTACTTTAATTATAGCACGGAAAGCAGGGTCTACGTCAGTAGTACTACTAGTTAAAAGGGCACTCATTAGTCCTGCACTGTTTGTAGCACCTGTACGTAAGTAGCAGTTTAGGGTACCAGTAATACCGCGAGTACCAGTAAAGTATGTAGCAGGTTGATTTACTACACCTAAGTTAGCAGGTGTTAAGTAAGTAATGTTATTGGTAATTGTTAAGCTACCACCTGTAAGTGCTAGTGTATAAGCTGTGCCTCCGCTAAGTTCACTGTCAAGTGTAACCACGCTTAGCTTATTAGCTATGTAAGGAGCAGTTGTAACTTTAGTTTTAAAGTCGCCTGCTAAACTACCGCTCCAAGTATCTGCGTCTACAAATGTAGGAGTAGCAATTTGACGAAGAAACTTGCCTTGACCTGCCCACTGAATACTTGCAATTGCATCTAAGCCAAAATCTACAGTAGCTGTGTTTACAACGCAATCATCAATTACAAAAGTTGTGGCGTCTAGAACGATAACTAGGCCAAATTTTTGTAGTTGGTGTACGTTTGAACTGGTAGCTACTACTGTACCAGCAGATGCTGCATCACTCCAAGCTGTACCGTCCGCACTAAACATAGCACCCCATAGTACGCTTTCTTCTGCAGTAATATTAGCACCAGCATCTTGTGGACGCATATAAGTAGTAAATGAAAAGTCAACTGGATCTAGTGCAGTATTAAACTGACGCTGACCACGGCTAGGAGTAGCTCCGGCTTCGTTTAAGGCAACTGTTTCTGTGGTAGTGTTTTGTGAAAAGCTCATGCCATCCAAGACTTGAATTTCACGAGTATTAGCTGCTGTGAACCCAGTTGCGGCTACTACACCAGTTGTTGTACCAACATTCTTAGTCCAAAACACTCTAGCGTTACGAATTAAATTATAACTCATCTTTTTTCCTTGTTATTGGGTGCAGTACTAGCCGTAGCAAGACATTTATCTGCGTTTAGCTATACTAGCACGGGTTCTTACACGATTGGATATCTAACCTGTAAGTTAATCTCTCCAACTCCATAAGGTACTAATAGTCCTTCATCAGTTGTGATTGATTGTACTAGAATTTCTGTTGTTTCTAGATTTTGTTCGGTGTCATAAATTAGAACCCTGTTAGAATCTACGCATTGTTCTATATCTTCTAGCAATTGTTCAAGCTGCTCTTGTGTGTTATCTTCACTACGAACATATGCTTTAATTGCTATATTTAAGAAACCCCAAGCAAAGTCTCCTGGCATGTATTCACGGGTTTCGCCGCCGGGGGTTGCATATATACTAGGAAAATCTTGTATTTCGTCCCAGAACTTTAGTTTGGCGTATGCGTTGTTATACACATTGGTAGTGTATGGTGCAGTACCGTCAATTTGCTTAAACTTCTCTACTAGGGCATTTACTATTTTTGTTCGTTTAGTCATGCTAGTACGGCCCTCATACGTGTTATCATTTGTTCTTGCAGGATCTCTCGGATTGACTTAGATATTAACAGTTTAGGGTCTCTGGATCTTGGAAACTCTTGTCTACCGCCAGCACTAAAAGTAGCATAAGGATAACGCATATAATTATAGTATGCAGTTATAGTTCCTTCTCTACCTTGTGTAAGTCTTTCTACTCTAGCACTTTCAGCAAATCTACCGGTTCTATAATTAAGTATATTATTACTAGTGCCCGTACCCATATTTTGACGAATTTTTTGATGCAGCAAACTATTTATAATATTTTGAAGGTTGCTAAGGCTTAAAGCTAATCCTTCTTTGCTTTCACTAAATTTTTTAGTATTATCCGCTCGTAATTTAGTAGTGGATTTTTGAACAACTTTAATAGATTTACGACGTTTTTTTATTGGCACTACACTATTAAGTAATACTTGTGATTTTTTAGTAGATTTAGATTTTTTATTTAAAATAGTATCAGTAATTATTATTTCTATATTATCTATTACACTAGGACTAGATTTTATTTTTAGCAATAAATTAACTAAACCATTAATACTATTTACTCCAAATACACTTAATAAATTAAGTCTACCTACAGCGTCTAATAGATTCCACTTTCTCTCTAACTGAGCTAAATCTTGCTGATTTTCTCGTCGATTTTGTACAATTACAGTTTGAAATAAACCAGAAGAAATTACTAGCTGTAATACTTCTGAATCACCTTTGGTCAAATCGCCAGTAGAAAATTTAATAGTAGTTTTTTCTTGGCCTGTTTGCTCTAAAAAATCCTTAACTATTAATTTAAAAGTTTCATTATTACTATCTACAGATTTTAAAGCATTTTTTGCTGACATTAATTCTGCTAATATTTTTCCACTAATAATAGAGTCATCTGCTTTTGTATGACCCCAATTAATAATTTTAGTAGTTAAATAATTTTGATCTTTTAATTTAGAATTTGTAATTTTATTAGCAGTTAACTCAGTATCAATAAATTTTTTAATACGTCTATTAACAATATCACGAAGATTATTAAAACTATTGTAAGCAATTTTTAAAGAAGCTATTCTATTTGCATCGCCTTGAAAATATGTAACGACAAAAGGCGTTTTAAACTGTTGCTTGACATTTTCCATGTAAACAGACATTTGTTGGACTTTTTTATTGTCTATAGTATCTGCTCCACCTTGATTAAATGCTTCTATAAAATTTTTTAGATTTTTATCAATTGCTGTAAATGTTTGAGTATCAAGCACTGGCCATTCATTTGCCATTTCTGTCATGGCTTTATTTATTGCAACTATTGCAACATTTGCAGCATTTACTGTTATATCTTTATCTTCAATAGCTTTTTCTAAAGCTTCTTTTATGTCTATTCCATGCAGAGAGAATAAAGCAGGAAATAATTTATCAAAAGAGCCTTTTCTTAGTCCGCTTAACTGTAATAATCTATCTACATTGGAAGTAGTCTGTGTATTTTGTTTAGCTTGATAAGCCTGTAGAGCTGTAGCTAATTGTAAGGCTGTTGTAAATGCCATTATGCATAATCCGCCATGTAGAGATCAAATACTCGTCTAATATGTGCTGGTAGGCTGCTGCTTTGCACATACTCAATTTGTGTAGTATTAGTACCAGCTGCTTTAGTTGACTTTACTGCTGCATCATTATCTTTGTAGTATGTTAGCAAGTCCATGCAAGCAGCTTTTAAATCTTCTGGCACAGTCTCGTAACCGCCAAAGTAGGCAACCTTATAGCCGCGAATTAATTTTTCAAAAATGCCGCTGGGATGTAGGCTAATTATATCATCGCCATCTACAACCCAGTCTGTGAACTTTACAAGTGGTGTCCAAGTTTGACCGTAGTCTTTGCTCTGCTGAACACTAGTTACTGTGACCACTGGAGTTTCGTGTAGTAAGATACGATCAAATCCACCTGTACTATATTCTATAAGAGGATCGTTATAGTAATCTATAAATGTGCGTTTGCAGTAAGTTTTTGCAAACTGTGAAACCTTAGGAATTAAGCTATCAATTTCACCGTCAGAATTTGCGCTATTAATCCCTATGTACGACTTATATTCTTGTCTGGTAAAAAGGCTTAATCCCATGTTATCTCCTGTTGTTTCCGGGCTAGACTCGTTAGAATCTAGCCAAGAAACAGGGCTTTATAGCCCTGTTAGTTCCCATCCCTGAGAATTAGGCTACATAACGTAGAGCGCTTACGCCCTGACCAAGGTTAGTAGTAACTTGGGTCATGCCAGTACGTAGACTGGCAACCATTACGCGACGTTGTGTTTCAACTAGGTCATCGGTGTCAACACGTAGACCACGCTGATTACCAACTAGGAAGTTACCTGGTGCAAAGCAGATTGCTCCAACAGCAGTAGCGGCTTTATCAGCAAACTCAGCACTTACTAGAACTGGAGTATTAGCAACGCTACCGATTTGACCTGTTAGTAAAGTAGCTTGTGTGCCAACTTTATCAACAGTTAGGAAGTTATCGTCGTCTAAGAGGTCGTAGTAACCGTCTGTGCTTACAATATAAACTAGCTCAGCAGGATCTAAGCCCCAAGCACCTAGATCACGACGCATTGCACGTAGAAGTGCAACTGTTAGCTTAGCGTTATCGCTAATGTCTAGATTAACTGCGCTTGTTTCGTCGTATGTGGCAAGACCTTTAACAGGATCTGCACCAGCACCGGCACCACGTAGCATTGCGCGATCAACAGCGCGAGCAACACGGCGAACCATTGCGTCACGGATAACAGGCATAATTGCTAGTAGAGCGTCTTCTTCCTCTTCAAATGCAACATACTCATTGGTAGCAACTTTGTATGCGTTAAGAGTGATCTCTTTAAGAGCGTGAACAGCAGTATTACCAGCTGAAGCTGAGGCACCAAACTGGCTATTCTGAACCCAACTTGCAACACCTGCTTCTGGATTAACAGGAATAGTCATTACGTTAGTTTGCATTGCAATACCACGTAGGGTAGGAGCAACAACTAGGCGACGACGAACTTCGTTTTCCATTGCTAGGCTAACTTCTAGTTCCCAAGTTGCGCTTGGCTGGTGAGGGCTTTGACCTGTACCACCATACTTTTGAACTAGTTCACGACCTAGACGTGTCTGGTCGATTGCTTTGCCGCTCATCTTGGCTAAGAGAACTGCTTTCTCTTTGTCGGCATAGCTCATTTCGCCAGCTTTGCCATCAACAAACTGCATTTTGCTTTTCTGAATAGCTTCTAGTTCTTGTGCTTTTTCTTTTAGGGCAGCCTCTAGGCCACTGATAACACTCTTGGTGCTTTCAGCTTGCTCTTGGAAGCGCTTCTCTACTTCGGCTAGTAGCTTTTCTGCACCAGTTTCAGTAGGAGTTACAGCAGCAACAGCTGCTTTGATACGTGCTTGTAGCTCTAGTTCTGCTTGTTCACGAGCAGCTTTCTCAGCTTCTACACGAGCTTGTTCTTCTTTGATAGCCTTAGCAGCTTGCTGTGCAGCGTCTTGAGCTGTTTGGGCTAGTAATTGCTTTAATTCTTCTGGAGTCATGTCCAATTCCTCTTTGGTTGTGCTCTTTGCTTGCCTAGTGGTGTCTAGCCCTTTAGCTGACTCGCTTTGGGGTGCAAATTGCGCGATAAATTCACGATACTCCGTTACGGAGTTAAACGATTTTGAAAGATTAAAAAGTGTGTTTTGATTTGCTGGTACCGAAACTACCGAAATTTCATGTAATTCTAAGTCTTTGACTAGGAAAACTTCTGCGGCTGTATTATATTCCGCATCTTTAATTCTAAATCCAACTGAAAATGCTGTTAAAACTTCGTCTTTGATAAGCTGGTATACTTTTTCAGCAGCTTTTGAGATCCTAGCTTTAATCCATAATCCTTTTGCATCTACTTTGTGCTCAGTCATACGACCAACTGGTTGAGTATGGTCATGAAATGCTAGGATAACAGGATTTTTTATGTAGTTCTCTAAGCCTCTTTCCCAAACTGAGGTGGGGATTACATCGCCGTGTCTGTCAACATCCACAGTTGATGCGTATCCACTAATCTCAATTACGTCTGGTTCTGCTGGTAGCGGCTCAGCTTTAGTAAAGACACTGTTAAAGTACAGGATCTTATTTTTGTCTACCATAATTTCCTCTATTCATTTCCACCCTGGGGCCTACCCCCTTGGGATGGATTTGCTGCACTACCAGCAATGTTAGCTGGAATTCTTATCTCGTCGGCTCCGTCTATGCGATCATAGCGGAGTTCTTGGCGAGCTTCATTTGGTGTTATAATACCGCCGTTGACCAGTGTACTATGGTAGCTGGCAATATCTTTAATATCTGGTTGTAGGGCCGAAACCGTTTGTGTGATGGCCTCCACATCGTAGCCAAAGTACCGTTCTACAGCACTTACCCAGGACTTAGCAATAGGCATCACAGTTTCTAAGTAGAACAGCCTTAAATTCGGAGCAATGTTAGCGTTGTTGCCGCCCATTAACAAGATAGGCGGAACGCCTAGTGCCTGCAGGATCTTTTCCTGATGAGTCTTGATCGATTGATCAAAGTCCATTTCTTTAAAACTGGTGTCCGTAATCTTTTGTGGCTTTAAACCACTATCCAAGATAACCGGACGGCGACCACCCACTTTAGGATTGTACTTTTGCTGCCAGTACTGGATTGTACGCTCTTTGGCTATAGTCGATAATGTATTCTCGGTTGTAAGCACCATGCCGAACACAGCACCATTTTCAAAGAATGCGTCTTGAAACTGTTCCATGTTGTATAGAGTACGAATCGAACGCTGTGCACTTTCCAGCCTACTAGATCCCCGGTAAATACTATCACTACTCAAATCTTTGAGTGAAAATACCTCCCCTTCCCTAAAGTCTACCAATCCGTTGTAACGGTAGCCTTTGATAAATGTCTTTTCATCGGTGAGTATTTCTACTCGACTAGCCGGCAGGTGGTAGAGAAACGTACCGTCGTAGTGTACAAACACATTGCCTTCTAGTAAATAGTCGGTAAATATGTTTTTACGAAAATCTTGTGCACTCTGGTAGGGGTTAGGTCTGTAGTTTAGCATGGTAGCTAGGGACTTTTGACGAGTACCTACAACCACACCCTCGTACAGCTTATCCTTGACGTCATAGTCTAAACCCGCACAAGCACTTACAATTAAGTTAACGCCGCGGTTAACCATTTCAACACGCTTAAACGCTTGCTGATAGGTAAGGGGCGCAGTGGTACCAATCATGGTACCCTCTTCTTGTGCTATTCTAACCTGCGCAGGATTGAGTTTCCAGCGCAAGTCACTAAAAAATTGTTTTATTCCCACGGCTATCTCCACTGGTAAACTCACTAAACGGAGATCCCCACGTAGGCTGCTGGAAAACTTCACCACTCTGTTTCTGACGCTGCAGTTCCAACCAATGCTGCTGTTTTTGAGCAGTACCCAGACCAGGCGCTTTGCCAAATATCTGGTGTAGCCTGACGTGGTGTGGATTACATAGTGTGTACACTAGTTCGTACAGCTCACGGTGATGCTCACTAATGAACTGATCCCGTACCCTAAGTACCTCATCATCCGTATCAAGCTCAATGCCCAGTTGTTGGCACCAGCGTTCAAGGAGTAGGGTAATACTGTGGGTATGGTGTAGTTCAAGGTCTTGGTTGGTTCCACAAACCCAGCAAGTGGATTGCTTCTGGTAAGCACCCTTGGCACGGTCTCGGATCCATTTTACAGGTATACGTTTTTGAGTATTTTTTGCCATAATGTTAGTATTATACCACCGGGGCAGCTATAAGTCAATGCACATTTTCAGTCTTGGGGGTAGTGTACGTTTCACTTACAGTACCCACTCCTAGTAGGCATGCTGTACTTTTATGTACTATAACTAGCGTCCAAGCATCAGTTTTAGGGTTTTTAAATATAAGATAACTAGAGTTGGCCTCTAAATTTTGCCCACGCCACCATGGTTGCTCAGCAATATCTTTGTCACCTACTACCTCTAAGAACCGACTAAAAGGGCCACATAGTACAGGAGTTTGTACATACCCAAAATCTTGGGCTACTGCCGCGCTGGAAACCAATCCCGCAACAAGAATAAATTTTTTCACTTGTGTAATCCTTCTAGTTATGTTATAATTATTATCTAGTAAACGAGTAGAGACAGTAGCGCAAGGCGTCCATAAGGTG